TGTCGAGTGTATCCCTGAGCACAGTACACTGCCATCGTACACTGCAATCGTTTCAGATGGCCCAGAACATTTTCGCGGGGAAATTAAGATCTTTGTTGATCACTGTGAGGTCTCCATTCGCGATGCATTTTTTGCGCTCGGGAGACCGGTCGGACGGAATGTTATGTATCCCGTTTTGATTACACAGAGGCTATTGCAGCAACCAGCAAATAATGAGACCAATTTGTTGGCTGCGGTGTTGTTCCGAGTCCATAACGATCCCTTCTGGGATTCGTCATTTGATGAGGGATTTCGCCACGGTAATTGGGACAGCCTTGGCAAGATTTTTGTCTCCAGTTTCATCACTGGTGGACGTTGTGCGGTGTACAGCGTATCAGACAATATACTTGCGATGGGAGTTAAGGGCAGACGTATCCGCGAAGCGTACGACGCGGATATGGCTGGGCACACTCTCTTTATGAAGAAAACCATCAATCTCAAGTGGAATGAGACGATCTCCACTCAAAAAGAGGTTAATGGTATTTTCACCATGAAACCACGGGCGATTCAGAATCTCCCGGCCATTGTTCACGCCAAAATGGGCGGTTTTGCACGTTCTTTTAACAAAGAATTGCACGATCGCTTTGACGGACGTGTTTGGAACATTGGTGGGTTTCCTGTGCGTGTGTTTTTCGCTTCAGGATACACGCAGGAGAAACTCTCTGAGATCGGCCAGGCGGCCGTTTCTGGCGACTCCGTTTTTGCTATGTCCGGTGACGATTCTTTCGTCGCATGGGGGGGTATTCCTTCCGATTGTTTTGGGGGTGAAGCTGATCAAAGTCAGTTTGACCACACACAAGACGATGGACCCATGAAAATTTTCATGAGGCAGATTTTGGAAGCGCTCGGATTTCCGGATGATTTCATTACGATGGCATATGGTGCTTGTCGTAGTGGATATACAATCAGAAAAGGACGCCTTGCTGTGATCGGCAACGGAGGTACGCAAATGCCGACGGGAATTACGACGACTACATCGTTCAATTCCCTCGACACGTTTGCTATGTTCGTTTGGTTTATGTATAATAGGAGTCGTTTTGGAACGCTGGCGGATGCTGGCGCAGAACTTGGTTTCAAAGTCAAGTTCTTCCCACGGGATTCAATTCAGACGTCCACCTTCTTGAAGGGTTGGTGGCAAGACGGGAATGGCGGGTTGCAGTGGGTTCCATTGCCATCCGCATGTTTGAAAATCGGAAAGTTATTGAACGATCCGGTTGTCATCACGAGGACTATACGAAAAGGAAGAAAACACTTCCTTGGGAGAAAAGAGGCTATTCGCATGTGTGCAATGGCCCTCTCCCAATCATATGGCAAAGTTGATCCGTCTTATCCTATTTTTGGTGAATTTCTTCGTACCCTGTCTCGGTTGGGCAAGCAACCAAGGGTCGTTCTACATTCCCTCCAAGAATCTTGGAAACCTGTGATGACGGGTATTTCAATTGATAGAGAGGGAGCTTGTAGTTCGATATTGACCAGATACGGAATCAGTCGGGAGGAGATTGAGGATGTTGAGCGGTTGTTGCGGTCAGTTACGGCATTGCCAAGTTACGTTGAGCACATTGTGTTTGACAAGCTTTGCGACGTCGATTACTGAGCGCACAAAAGGGCAGTAGGCTTCGGCCGGGGATTTGACGGTCCCCCCCATACAGTCCAGGGGTTGGAACAAATAATATGCAACAGCAACAACGCAAAGCAAATCAGAAAAGAAAGAACGCCATCGCTAGAGTCGATGGCAATGGAAACTACTACACTGACAGAATTGTGCCCGTTATGCAACAACTCGTTCCGAAAGGAACATTTGAGCAATTTGGGCGCAAGGCCGGCACCCTCGGTGGTGCCGCCCTTGGAGCACGTTACGGCCACCCCATCCCTGGGGCGGCCGCGGGAGGCTTCATTGGCGGACGCCTCGGAAATGGGTTGTCGCGCATCGTTGGGTTTGGGGATTATGCGGTGCAAACTAACAGCGTTTTTAAAGAAAGTTTGGCGATCGCGCCAGGTGAGGCCGTCCCGGCGTTCGGGATGATTGGCCAAGAAACCCGCATTCGGCACAGGGAGTTCATAAAGGACATCGTTGTGCCAGCGGTACCTGCCACGTTCACTGTCCAAAGTTTCGTCATCAACGCGGGTAACATCGCTACATTTCCTTGGTTGGCAACAATTGCCGCCCAGTATCAACAGTATCATGTCAACGGTTTGGTCTTCGAGTTCAAGACCTTATCAAGTGATATCACTGCTGGTGGTGCCTTGGGTTCCTTGATTTTGGCAACCAATTACGACGTGACTGAGTCAGCATATCCGGATAAACTGCGAATGGAAAATTCCCAATACGCAGTCTCCGCCAAACCTTCTCAGTCACAGATTCACACCATTGAGTGTGACCCCAAACTTACCCAAGCTAAGCTTCTGTATGTTCGCGACGCTTCGTCTGCGGTCAGCGGTGTTGACGCAAGACTTAGTGATCTTGGTTTATTCCAAGTCGCTACAGCCGGTTTACCCGGCACTGCAGGAGCAGTTTTGGGCGAGTTATGGGTCAGTTATGACATCAGTCTCTATAAACCGGAGATTGTCGCGCCGCTTCTTGGCGGTGGGCAGGTGTCATTTACTGGGTCTAAGTTGAATTTGTTCGGGACCGCGGGTGCGTCTGTGAAGGGACTGGTTATGACTGCCAGTACCAATACATTGACGTTCTCCGAGATCGGGCAATATTTGGTTGACCTCAAATTGACGGGTACTGTTATGGTCGTTCCGACGGTTGTCGGTTCGACCGCGGCCGTCGTCCTCGTTGCCAATTCAAGCTTCGCGGCGGCGGACACTGAAGCAATCGCTCTGTATACCGTCAATGTGACCAGTAAGAACCAGA